GATCCCAGCCATAAATTGAGAAACTGGAGAATACATCAAGATGAATATTTTTTCTGGTCTTTGCAAGTTCAACAAATACCGGTATAAGGAGAGCAAGACCTCTCTGAGGAGTGCTAGTATAAATCAACCGAACTTGATCAGTCGACTTAACCTTATATTCTATTGGTACAATAGGTGTATCAATAACTGCACACTTATTATTAGGAGAAATATCCAACAAATTTAAATATTGATTATATTGCCAATGACCACAGAAAACCATTTTATGGAATCTGTCACGACTTGATAAATCTTTTAGATGATTGGTCTCAGGATCGTTCGGCAGATCGTGTAACCAGTAAACTCTAATCTTATCTTCTTCGATCTTTCTTACACGTGAACAAATAATTTGAAAATCATCTGCCAATCCTTCTGGCAAATGAGATGCAACCATTCGTTTTGTTTGTTCAGTGCCGCCATTTGACTTTACTGAGATTTCATTTTCTTCAAAGCCTGACATTATTTCTATAGCTCCAATGTTGTTTTATCATTAAATCCAAATCACTACTTTTATATTGATATTTGAATCCGGTCTTTTTTATAAACTTATCGGGATTTGCAACTAAAAAAGCCGGATCACCCTTTCGTTTTTCACCAACTCTATGCTCAACATATGTGCAAACACCATTAAATAGATCAACTATTTCCTTGACGGATGTTCCTCTTTTTGTTCCTAAATTAAACTTTAGTGAACAAGGATCCTTGTCATCAAGAAACTTATCTGCATGAATAAGCGCTCTGCATACATCAACTACATGTAGATAATCACGAACACATGTACCATCTTTTGTCTCATAATCATCACCAGTGATTACAAATGGACTATCTTTGTGAATTGCTTTATCACAAAGTTTATTAATAATATGCGGTGTATTGGGGAGTTGGCCCATATCATCATATGCACTGATTACATTAAAGAATCTAAATGATACTGCTTTTAACTTTAATATCTCATAGCATGAATCAATAATCTGTTCACACCAAAGTTTTGACCTACCGTAGTTATTTGGAGGATCAATTTCACTACTTTCAGTGACAACTTTATCCGTCTCAGCATATACAGCTGCAGTACTGGCAAAGACAAGTTTATGTGTAGACTTAAGATTTTGTATTAACTTTAATGTCTTTGCAGTATTATTTTCATAATAGCTCAAAGGATCGTAAGCACTAGGACCTAATAGACTATCTGCTGCAAGATGAAATACAGTAGCATTTGGATATTCTTTTAAAATATGTAGCGCTTTTTCTGAAACAAAGTCATCACATAGAAAATCATCACAGTACTTTGTTCTGGTTTTATTACGAGTCCAACATTGTTCTGCTTGTGGGTTATAGTCAATACCGACCACAAAATAACCCGATTCATTTAGTACTTTGGTTAAAACCGAACCAATATAGCCAAATGACCCGGTTACAATAGCTACAGGTTTCACCGCTTTAAATACACCGCATTAATAGATGTCAACCGACCAAAGTTCTCAAGTGGTTCAACTCGCATCAAACCATGATCATGATGTAAAGCATCCCACCAAGACTCTTGCTGAAGGGTAACATGATAACCTTCATCTGGAAATGTGGCAATACCAGCAGTGAAAATACCACCTTGCTTTAAATGATTATTAATGTTTATAAGCACTTGTGGTAGATCTACTTCATGAATATGTTCAAGCACATCGAATGCTGAAATGACATCAAATTGAATCTGAGTACCTTCATCATCAACTACCTGGAATGGCTTGGTAATATCAGCAGTAAATAAGTTATTTGGAATCTTTGGCCACTCTCCGTGGTCATTCTTCATACCATAATCACTGCCTTCAATACCGACAGCAAGTACACCATTCTTTAAGAATTGGGAAACAAAACCACCACCGGCACAACCAAGATCCATGTACCGCATATCAGGTCCGAACCTACGAATAAGTTCTCTTACATATGCACCATTCTTGGTATTATCTTGCTTTGTTCCATTTGGAACAATATGATCATGACTCTCATAAGCAATAGGAAAATCAGTAATAACTTTGACCATTATACACCTTCATTCATGCGATGTCGTAATCCCGAAGAGCTCCAAGCATGGAGTCTAGGAATAAAAACAATTTCAATATTTCGTTGATAACACATTTCTTCGCCAGTAATATCAGTATCGATATAATCCGACCCAATAAACCGCTTATCCAATTTCCAAACCGATAATAGGTTTTCTAGATCATTCTCTGTGTCGTAAGGTATGACCTGTTTAACAAATGGAAGAGATGTTAATTGTATATATCTTTCCAGTGTAGTCTGAACCGGTCTATTCTTTTCCGGTCGATCAATTGAAGGATCTGTATGCAATCCAACAATAAGTTTATCACATTGTTCAGAGGCCATCTTCAGTAGATATAGATGACCCGGGTGGAGCAAATCAAATGCTCCACAGGTAAAACCGATTATCATGTATTAGTTACGTCGAGAACCGCTTGACGCTTGATAAATGCACGACGAAGAGACTTAGCACCAAAATATTGAATGAGCAAATCTTCAACAATCCGTTCATCATATGGCTTACAACTGAATACATCAAGATATATTTCTTGATTTTCATTTGCAAAATGTGCACAGATATTACTTGTTTCAATCAACTGAATTAAAGTATATCCTGCTTTGTTACCGGAACCAAAATTAACAATCTGTGGTTCACCATAAGCAATCATATCAATATCCTTGACAAGTTGCTTTGCAAAGTTATAAACATTTTCATAACTTGTCATCTTATCAAGATCACAACCTGCGGCATCAAGAATGGCATGATAACCCCAGAACTTTTCTTCACTCATTATAATATTCCTTTAGACAGCAGTGTTTACAGTTTGTGTGTAAAATACACTATCAATTCTGAATGACCGCCAACCATTTTCCTGGACATCCCATGCAGCAATTACATCAGGATTCTTTTGATGGAACTCACGTTCCTCTTTTTGTTCATCATAACTATTTTGATACATTTCGGGAAGCATATGCTTCTGAAGAGTGCAACGCATAATACGTTGTTCACCATTGGTCTTTACAAAATGTACTTCCATGACCTGTTCACGAAGATCCTTGAGAACAGTGTCTCGTTGATATAAACCACTCATTATATATATTCCTTATTCAGAAAGAAATTTACGATAATCATTATTGGATTGTAGATGCTCTTTAAGTTGATTATAACCCCCAATATAGAATCCGTCGACAACTATTATTGGAAAAGTTTTAGCATCCGGAAATTTATTCTTGAGTGTATTCAAAGTAAAATCCACTCCAAGTGTTTGTTCTGTGTATGCAATATTACAGAAAGCCAAAAGATCTTTGGCCATATTGCAATAGATACAATCAGTCTTTGAATATACCTCAATCAACTGATTGATTCCGAACCTCCAGCACCAACAACAGTATAGCGCTGAGAAGTAGTTGAAATACCTGCAAAATAATTAGAGAACTTACCAATGGCTTCCTCAAAGGAATAAGCCCATACAAGTCTCTTTTGATCAGAGAAAACAGGCTCTGATGAACCCATTTGATCCATACGGACCCGACCTTCAATTAGATACAGTAGTTGTGCTTTGTCTGACATAATAAGCTCCGGGTTGTTATAAAATGTTTCGGGGGCCGAAACTGGCATTTCCCTGACACTTGGATTTACAGGTGTAGTAAAAGATTGTGAAGTATTCATAATTTGATTATATGTATCATCATTGCCGAATGTTTCATAATCAAATTCAATTGGTTCTTCTGCTGTAGTCTTAGGCTTATTCTTACTTCCATGTGGTCTTGGCATATTAATAATATTCCTCCTCAATTTATCTAATAATTTCCATATCAAGTCTTGCAACTCCCTTTTCGTAGAATCCTAGAAGTTGTGCCGATCTAACACTAAGATCAAAATCCCTACCTCTTATATATGGTCCACGATCATTAACTCTTGCAATGATTGATAAACCATTTTCTGGATTAGTGAATCGAATCATGGTATTAAACGGCAATCTTTTATGAGCTACTGTCAATCCATTCGGATCGAACCTTTCACCATTTGCAGTTATTTTTCCGTGACGATACCATGATGCTGTTATATATCTTGGTCGTCGTGGCGGCCTTACACTTACGGTAAAAGCTTCCAGGTTCTCTTGAATTTGGGCAATAACTTCATTGTCGTCAGTTGACAATGATTCGGATGCAGCTTGTTGACTGCTGTTCTCTTCCTCTATATGAGAATCATCAATTGTTGTATTACTATACGTTGAGTCAGTATTGACTATAATAAAAATGCCCAAACTCAAAAGACCAATCATTATGGTCTTTAACACGAGTTTGTCTCCTATTTTTGATTATGTATTTAGGCCGCTGCTAGGGCTTTAAATCTATCTGCTGCAATTGAAGCCGCAAACGCGTTTGGCTTTACTTGTGCTTTAATATTACAAGTACCAAGTATATATCCAACTGCTTGAGTAACAACACAAGATGATCCATGCCGTTCATCGGGATTTAGATCTAAATGGATTTCAGTCTTACGAGTTCCAATCGAATCGGCAAGTTTATAATATAAATCTGCTACTTTATAAACTTCATTCATCAGACGTAGAGATGGTCGGGCAATTTTATGATCAAAATCAGGCTCACGAGTTACTTCACCAAAGATTTTAGCACCATGCTTTCCATCAATATGGATAACAACCACCGTTGCATAATCAGCAAACCACTTACCATTAGGTAACTTAATTCGTTCAGAATCACCGCCAATATAAATTTTGGATTGCATTGATGAATTAGTAATATATTGCCGAACTTCTTCAATATCAAATGTCATAGTATTCTCCTATGAGTGTATTATATCATACTTTTGTGACAAAGTCAATCTTTTTTAAATGTGCTTTATGAACTTTAATCATTATCCACTCATTGTAATACTGTTCAGATTCCAAAACACATAAGTCAAATTGTAACTTTGCTTCAAAATAAGACATTTCACCTCTCATCTTGCATAATCTAAGAATTTCTCTAGTAAAATTCTGTTCACCTAAGTCAAGTACGTCTTGAATTAGAACTTTATTTGATCCCCAGTATTGTTTCCAATCTGACTCAACCAAGAACCTTTTCTTCTTGCCTTTTACTTTTTTTGTTTTACTAAACTTTAAAAGTTTTTTACCAATATAGATTCTATTGGTTTTTAGATTTGTTATTTTATATACAAATCCGATGAATCCCTCCAGTAAAGATTCATCAATTTCTTTTTCATTATATAGCCACATGAGGGAACTCCATATTCCCTCATATTTAGGTCTTTACTTTTTCTTAAAAATGTTCCCGACCGCCATCAGGCCATTCATCATCTTCATCTTCTTCGTCTTCTTCAACTAATGCTTCAAGTAATTTATCAAGCACTGGATCAATATCGGTACATTCATCCAATGTATCACAATCATAATTCTGAAATGCTTCAATAAGCCTCATATAAACAAGCTTACGAACATTATCATCCACTACATTTTCTGCAATAATTTCTGCAACATCACTGAAAAGTGACGATCCTGAACTCCATCCCATTTTGTTTCTCCTTAGTATACTTTATTAGCTGGTCTATAATTATCCGGGTGTGTCTGGCTATGAATAACATAATGATGTATATGTATTTTTGTACCATCCGAACCTGTATGAATTTCCGGTTCATGCACACCTTTATCATTAACATAATCTGGATGTGGTCTAATGTGTGTATCTGGTGGAAGAACCGTTTCGTGTTCCTCAAAATCTGAATGCTTCATCACAGGAAGACCTAGATCATTAGCTTTGGCATGTAAATGTATAATATGAATTTTACCTTTCTTACCTTCAGGAGATGCTTTTTTTCCTTCAGACCATTGATGAGCAAATACATGAGCTGTTTTTTTATCATGTGTTAATGATGTAAAAGCTCTAAGTTTTGTTGACCCATCGCTTTCTTTTTGCCATTTTCTAGGATCACTATATACACCGGAATATAGGTTAATATTATGACCTATAGGCCGGGATGTAACTTTGTGTAATCTTTTGGCAAATCCATATTGGCTATAATGTATTGGACTCTTAGGCTTTAATAATGTATTGTTAATTTCACCACTTCCACGGCCTTTTTTACCTGTATAACTTTCGACATCTTCTTTTTCTGAACTATTTAATTTTGGTATTTTTTTTAAAGCAGATGTTATCGAATTTGAATTCTTACCTATATGAGAATTATCATTACGTTCTCTCCAACCAGATGTAATGGTAGGTAATCTATCATGTGGTAATTGTTCTAAATCTTGTTCTTCTTTAAGATTCCCAGAAGATGGTGCTATATGTTTAAAATGTATATAGGGATATTCTGGTTCTTTACTTATTTTTTTCTTATTTTCTAATTTACTTATAACTAAAGATGCTTTGTCTATTAATGTATTAGATTGTGTCATTTATAAACTAAGTCCTTTCATGCTTTCTGTTGATACATCTTTCTTTACGCCACCGACGATGTAAGATGTGATCTGTGTTTCTTGCGGTGCTACTTGAACTTCTCCACCACTAATCCATTTTTGTGTCCATGGAAGTGGATTGGATCCTGTCTTATATATCAATGGCAATCCAACAGCTTGTAAACGTCTATTAGTGATCCATTCAACATAATCTTCCAACAATTCTTTATTCAGGCCAATCATTGATCCATCCTTGAATAGATATTCAGCCCACTTTATTTCTTGTTCAGCAGCAGACTTAAACATTGCAACACATTCATCTTTGGTTTCATTACGAATAGTTGCAAAATCAGGATCATCTTGAGGCAATACCTTCAATAATTGTTGAGTACTTGCAAGATGCAGGTTTTCATCACGAGCAATCAGTTTAATAATCTTTGCATTACCTTCCATCTTCTTCAATTCAGCAAATGCCCATGAACAAGCAAAACTCACATAGAAACGAATGCCTTCAAGAATATTAACTGACATAAGAGCCATCCAAAGTGCTTTCTTATGCTTATAAGAATTTGGAATTAAATGTACATGACTACCACTAGTTGCACGTTGGTTAAGATCAATTAAGTTATCATAATACAAACTAATATCTTTAGCACAATTTACAATTTCTTCCATATCAAGGATTCCATCAAGTACTTTTGATGGATCACTGTAAACATTACGAATAATATGTGTATATGAACGTGAATGAACCGATTCACTAAATGTCCAAGCAACAATCCAATTCTCTAATTCAGGCAATGAACAAATAGGACCAAATGCCGCAGATGGTGCTCTACCTTGAACTGAATCAAGTAAAATCTGGCGCTTTAGATTACTGGTAAAAATATGTTGTTCATGCTTTGATAGATCACGAAAGTCTTTACTATCACGAGTCAAATCAACTTCTTCGGGTACCCAGAAAAAACCTGCAGAAGTCCGCGTAAGTTTTTCCAAGAACGGATATTTTTGTTTGTCAAACCTTGCAATAGTAGGTGGATCATCAAAAAATAGTCGTGATTTCATATGATCTTTTCTATTTAAAGGGTTAAATACACTATAAGTCATCTTAATCTCTTCCAAGTGTGATGTTTTTATCTGCTTTAATATTTTTATTTGCCCAGGTCCAACATTCACCAGTATCATTTTGAAAACAAACCCACATTAAATCATGTTCAATTCCATAGTCAATTAAAACATGTGCAAGGCCTTTACCAAGAGGTGTTACTATTGGCAAAGGTGGATTTAACTGTATTAAATTTTGCATGAATCACAATCTTCCTCAATTATTTCTGGAACTTGATTGTTTATTGGTTCGATGTTTGCTTCACCAGCACCATCAGCAGTATTAAAATAGTATAATTGCTTACCACCATACTTATAAAACATAATTACATGCTTAATAAGTTCTGATAGAGGGATTTGGTCATCATCATAGAACTTAGGGTTATAACTAGTATTAACAGAGATACCTTGGTCAATAAACTTCTGCAATACAGAACAGATTTTTAAATAGCCCTCAGGCGACTTTTGATCCCAAAGCAAATCATACTTATTTTTAAGCCTACGAACCTCTGGAACAACTTGCTTAAGTACTCCATCTTTAGATGTCTTAACCGATACCAAAGCACGAGGTGGTTCAATTCCATTTGTTGAATTGGAAACTTGAGCACTTGTCTCAGATGGCATTAGAGCCATTAATGTGGAATTACGAATACCATGTTCAGCAATAGATAGACGTAGACCATTCCAATCCATATTATATATCGGTTTTGCCAATTCGTCAACATCTTTTTTATATGTATCAATGGGGAATTGACCATAATGATACTTTGTTTGATGAGAGAATGGACATAGACCTTTTTCTGCCGCAAGATAAACAGATGCCTTGATTAAATAGTATGACCATGCCTCTGCATATTCATGGATCTTTTGCAGACCTTCCGAAGTTATATGCTGATAATTAAGATCATTACGAGCAAGCCAGTAAGCAAAATTGATAATACCAATTCCAAGAGGTCTTCTCGACATGGTCGACCGTTTGGCCGCCTCGACTGGATAATTCTGGTAGTCGAGTAACTCATCCAATGCACGGACGCTAAGAGTACAAACGCGTTCAAAATCATTAGGATCACGGATTTTTCCCCAATTAATTGCTGCCAATGTGCAAAGACTGATTTCTCCATTTTCATCATCAAGACTGTTTAATGGTTTTGTCGGCAGATCAATTTCTTGGCACAAGTTGGATTGTCTAATAGGTGCTGCATATTTATCAAACGCACCATGATCATTTGCATGGTCAACATTCATAAGATAAATTCGACCTGTATCCTTACGTTCTTGTAGAAATGTAGAGAACAAATCGATTGCAGACACAACTTTCTTGTTTATGGATGGATTCTTTTCTGCTGCTTCATAAAGCTCTCGGAACTTATCAACATCAACAAAGAATGCATCATACATATCTTGAACATCATGTGGATCAAATAGTGTAATATTACCACCCGTCAATAGACGTTCATACATAACTTTATTAAACTGAATCGAATAATCCATATTCCGAACACGATTCTCATCAGTACCTTTATTATTCTTAAGTACTAGAATATCCTCAATTTCTTTATGCCAGAATACTGTATGAATAGTTGCTGAACCACCACGGACACCACCTTGACTACAAGACTTGGTTGCTGCTTGGAATAGCTTATAATATGGAATATTACCTTCAGATGTAGCATCACCATTACGAACTGGTGTTCCAATTGCACGAATAGACCCAGCACCGATACCAATACCAGCCTTCTGACTAATATACTTTACAATTGCACCAGTTGTTGCAATAATTGAATTAAGTGAATCACCAGTTTCAATCAATACACAAGATGAAAACTGGCGTTGTGGTGTTCTAAGTCCTGCCATAATTGGTGTTGGCAATGAGATTTCGAATGTAGATACTGCATCATAAAAATCCTTCACCCACTTTAGTCGAATTTCTTTTGCATAATTACGAAATAGAGTCATAGCAATAAGCATAAACGCCATTTGAGGTGTTTCATAATATTGCTTTGTTGCTCTATTCTTAACTAGATACTTACCACGGAATTGTTCCATACCTGCATAAGCAATATTAAAATCACGATTGTGATCAATATGCTTATTCAAGCTTTTCATTTCATCAACGGTATACTGACTCAAAATATCTTTATCATAGAATCCTGCTTCAACATTTTCATAAATGTGAATACTCAAATCCCATGGATCGGGACCACCATAGACTTCCTTACGAAGTGCATAGTTAATCAGTCGTGATGCAACATATTGATAGTTAGGTGTTTCTGAATCAATCAATTCAGATGCTGCCTTGATTAGAGTCTCGTGAATATCTTTCGTCTTAATATTATCATAAAACTGAACTTGAGACTTAAGTTCAATCTCACTTTCGGAAACACCAGTAAGATTTTCACATGCCCAAGCAACTACACGATGGAACTTTTCCAGATTTAGCGGTTCATGTCTACCATCCCGCTTTGTAACTCTAATCATTTGTTATTACCTTACTTTTCTGTTAGAAACTTGAAATACATAGACAATTCATTCCAAGCTGATTCCGCAACAAGTCTATGTTCTTTTTGTGTACCATTTTCCATTCTGAGTTCACAATAATGAATCCAGGAACGAAGTGTACCGTTCATATACATTCTAGACTTGGTCAACCCCTCAGGAAGTACTGCTCTGGCTTGTTCCTTAGCAATGCCATTTCTGATTGCCCAGTCATAAACATCACTAGTCTTTTCAATTAAAGATAATTGTCTCTTTTTCCATTCAGACATCAATTCAAGATCATCTTCAACCTCAATACTATTTTGTCGATTCTTAAAATCTTGAAGTCTTGCTTCTCGAGTTACGAACCCAAGATCCTTTGTAGGATCAGCATAGCGTTGTGAAAATTCTTGAAACGAGAATGAGCGATGACGTAGAATTTGTCGAGCAATGTCACGAGTGGTATCTATCTCCATAACTACATTAACCATCTCAAAGATTGAGAAGTGTT